CTAGTAAAGGTGGTCGTCCCAGAACCCGCAGAATCAGTCCACGAAGTATCTGGGAAATCGTCTTCGACGTACCCTTTAATTGTCTCAAACAGTTCGGCGTAGTTCACAACTTACCCCATCTTTTTGCTGTGGCTGTTACCGCGGGTCGTGTTCTTAGTACCACGAGTCCGCTGAGTCTGCGTATTAGGTACATTGTTGGGGTAGCCGTTGTTATTCGGCACGATGGGAATTTGTTTGACTGGCTTATCCATTTTTAGTCCTATAAAGTTGTTACAGTTACAGTGCCAACCTGGCCCTGCGCAACCAAATTATTAACCAAACCAAAGAGGTGTAGTGGATTATTTAATCCAACAGGGTTCCAACCCCACTGGATGATCCGGCTACCACCCGATGGCGTACCATCCTTGTCTACTTCACTGCCACTACCAAACGCAATTTTCAGACCAGTTAAACCTGCTTGGTAGTACGTTGTATCGGGTCGTGGGTTCCGTAGAGCCTGTGGATCATCGACCGGGTACATCCCCAACTGCAACTGGGGCTGATCTGGTTCCCAGCAAGTCGGGCAAACAAGCAAATTGACGTTTTTGGTCTTAACTACAATTGTTTTTAACTGCTTCAATTTGTACTGAAAACCACATCTGTCACATTCTGCAATTGCCCATTTACCAGAAGCAAAATTATTAGGCATTACATGCCTCCGCCACCGATAAACATCTGTCTAGGAGCCAGACGCAAAGGCGCTTTTTCACGGTCTTCAGTAGACGCCAGGGCCCACTGTTCTTCGTATGACGCCTTGAGCATCTCAATTCTATTCTCAGAACCGGGCAATTTCATAGCCAGATAGTAAGCGAGCCCTGCCACCAAGCAGGGGAGCATCCGGAACGGGATATCTTGGGTGTTCACACCGTTGCCAGCGTCCTGAATCCGGCGCAAGCGCCAGTAGACGTAGGTGTAGTAGTTACTCTGCTCGGGAGCAGGCCAGACGTTGATTGTGGGGTTGTTAACTCCACTTGGCTCCGTAGCACCAGACTGCCGGTTAATCCAGACCTGGATTGGTCGACCTTGAGCATTCTTGTTTGGAATATTAGCGTAGGTAGAAACGCTAATACGGTTGATGTTAATATCAGTCTGGTCAATCCCAGACTGGGTACGGATCACCGAATCCAGCAGATCAATGGTATCTACAGGAAGATCATAAGTAATCTGCCCCTGGACCATGGGAATACTGCCCTGCTCAATCGTCCACAGGTTGATACCCCGGTTAGCCCACTCAATAGTAAGCAAGTTGAGGCTACGACGCGCAGTACGGAAGTCATAACCGGTACGAATCTCCGCGCCAGCACGCTCAAAGGCCTCTTCAATGAGGTTATTGAGGTCTAGGTTAAAGATCTGCGTACCAGTAGTGGTCATTTCATTCCCATTCAAACATCAAACGTACAACAAACAAATCTATTACAAAGATGGGCTTGCCGTCTTCCGGCTCTCTTTGAATCTCAACTCCTAACATTACCCCAGAGATAAAGTAGAAGGAGACCGAGAAGCCGTTCATTTTTGTTCCTTTAACGCCTCAACTTGGGCTCGCAATCTGGCAATTTCCTCGTCGCGCTCTTCTAATTTCCTAATAAGTCCCGCATTCATATCGCCCCACACAGCCGCATGAGCCATACGCTCTTTGTGGTCTTCCAGCATCACCTTAAAGAGTCTTTCAGACGCCTCAATTTGTACCTGGATAAAGTCTTTCACTTTTTAAACCCCTTCAAGGTTTGAGCCAGACGAGCACGTTGCCCCATCTTGCCGGGAGCTTTAGCGGCTGCAGCTAATTTTTTAGCTGGGATCTTCTCGCCCTTCTTGACACCAAGCGACTTCTTCAGAGCACCGGGCTTTTTAATGGCGTCTTTAATCCAGTTGCCACCAACCTTGCCGCCTTTTTTGTAGACGCCGCGGCCCTTGAGGATGTCGGCTTGGGTAACTTCGCCGTCGTTGTTTAAATCAGGAAAACTCTTAGCCATTATCTGAACCCCGCTGTTTTCTTTGCTATGGTTTTAGGTTGTTTAACAAACTGCTTACCTTTTGCTTTACCTTGTCGCTTAGCTCTAGTAGTGGCTGCATACTCTGCTGGGCTAAGAGCTTCAATTGCTGCAGAAGGAAGGTAACGCTCTCCAGTAGCCTTGGGGCCCTGGGTAGACGGTTTGCCACTTTTAGTCCGCCATTTTTGGGCTGTCCAGGCTTTGAGGCTTTTTTGGGGCTTTGCGAGTCCACTCACTTATACCCTCCGCCGTTAACCTTATATTGCTTTGCCAACATTTGGCTTTTCCTCGCGGACCATTGCCCCGGAGCACCACCCTTGCCACCAGCCTTGATCTTGTTAAACAGAGCCTTGCGCATGCCGGGTTTGGTGTAATTACCTGCCTCATTGACGCGAGAAACCGAGCCACCCTCTTCATACATGGTGAACTTGTCACCATCCTTGCGAGTAGCAGACTTGGCTCTCGGCATCTTAGAGGGGTTCATAATCCCCATGCCACGGCTAGGCCTCATTTAGCAGCTCCGACCAGACTTCTTCATGTATCCGCCACCAGCCATTTTGACCTGCATACCTTTGGTTTTGCCTTTACTAGCAACACCGTCAGCAGCCTTGTGACCAGCCAGCAGGCCACCTTTAGCCATCTTAGCGTGGGCTTTAGACGCAGGAGCAGCGGCATGGGCCTTAAGAGAGGTAGCGATACCGCCCTTTTTCATGGCTTTTTTCTGCATGTCGGCCTTAGCCATACCGCGGCCTTCGGATTTCATCTCTGCCATCTCATGCTTGAGCATGGACTGAGGAGCACCTTTTTTCTTCATGAAGGAAACTTCTTTCTTCATCATGGCTTTTGATTCTTTCATTTCTCCACCTTCCTTAAATTTGCGGCCCTTATCAGCCTTAAGAAACTCCTCGCCAACAGAGCGAGGGACGCCTGCCTTCTTAGCGAAGGCTGGATTCTTTGCAACTGCAGCCATAAAATTGTGCTGCTTTTTGCTAACGCTTGGCATTACACCATCCGTCCCTTAGTTTTTCCACGCATAGCGCAACCATCAGCACGGCGAGAAGCAGACCCAACAGAACCGCCTCCAGCATATTTTTTAGCTTTAATCTCGCCACCTTTTTTAACTCCATATGGGTTTCTAGCGCGCATATCGAGGCGTTCACGAGTCATACGAGAATTAAGTTCGCCTTCGCTAAATTTACCGGTTCCGCTACCATCGTTGCCGGATTCTGAAGCTGCTGCAGCGCCAGTCTCAAATCTGTTACGGAAAGAAGGAGGCTTAATTGTGCCTGTAGTGATGTAGCGACTCGCGCCACCGGTATTGGTAGCAGGCGTTTTTTCATCAGCCGTATCTCTGTCATAAGTGCTAGCATCAGCTTTAGAAGTAGGAGCGGCCTTCTTCATCATGGATTTACCGGCAGCTTTAGAAGCTTTGGCTTGACGAGCGGCTTTGGTGCGGTCCATATTAGCCAGTTCGTCGTAGTTAGACTCATCTTTGCCAAGACGAGTCTTAGCCATACCAGCCGAAGCATCGGCGGTGGTATCAACATCTTCATCTTTTTTACCCATCTTGCCTGCCAGGTAAGCAGCTGCGCCAAGACCGCCCAAAGCGGCGAGTGTTTTAAGTCCCTTAGCCATCATTTATCCTTTCGAAATAAGGCGGTCAATTTTCTCTTCGAGGCGGTTAAACCTCGCATCAATGTGTTCAGTAATTCGCTGAACTTCTTCTTTAGTAACGTGGTCACGTGCAACCTCCACTTTAGTCTGATTAAGGCTCTGCTCAATCTGATCTATTTTCTTAAATTTTTCCTGTGCCATATACCATACCAACATAAAAAATGCGGATGCTAGAGTTAACGCGGCGTTCCATACAAGAGCAAAGATATCCATTAGTTGCACTTCCATCTTTTCAGGGACTGGTTGATGCGGCTGTTTGGATCACGCTTGGTCTCCGGTTTAGCCAACTTCTTCATTCCTTCCATACGGGCACAGAATGATTTACGACGAGCAGCACGTTTACCGCTAGGGTTATCTTCCGTCACAGCAGTCTGTAGTTTACTGCCAGGATTGGCTGCGCGATAGGCCTTTACGCCTTTCTCGGTCATGCCAGCACCTTGTTTGGTAGGGCGAAAGTTGCCAGACTTAACTGAAGTCTTGATACCCATGCTTTTGCCCTTAGCCATTTAAGCCACCTTTTCTGCCGATTCAGGAACAATCATGGGATACAGCACATCACGACCAAAGTTGCCCTCGTATTCTTGGACGCCCATGTGGCCTAGACTGATTGTAGGATCAATCCAGACTTCAAATCCCAACTCACGGGCACGGTCGCAGAACAAGAAGTCCTCACCCATGTAGCCTTCGTAAGTCAGTTGGAAGTCAAACAGGCAAGGGATCATACGATTTGTTTTCTTGTCGTAGTAGGTCCACTCAGGGTGAGTTTCAGTCATCTTTGTAAACACCTCACGACGCACCATCATAAAGGCCGTGGCAACACGGGTGGCTCGCACCAACCCCATGCCGTTCATCGTCAGTTCACCATTTTGATCGTAATCAAGGTCAGTGATATAGATCTTGTCAGTACTGCGCGTACGTGGGACACCAGCAACAATTCCCTTTTGGGGGTCTGTAGTCCAAGCCATCAAACGAAAGATATCGTCTGGCATGAAGTTGATATCGGAGTCAATAAAGATAAGATCAGTGCAGTCAGACTCCAGCATATCTTTGGCAAGCAGGTTACGAGCCCTAGACACCACAGAACAGCCACAAATACTGCCGATCTGAATGGTGATCCCATGCTTTGGCGCCTCTTGGGCAAACCTAGCTAAGGATATAGCTAATTTTAAAGAGACTTTAAAGTCATAGGCCGGAAGAGCAACGAAGAGACTTCTTCCAGCTAGGTCGTAACCTTTTTGATTTTGCATGATTAGCCGTAGAAGATGACCATGGAAGTTGTGTTAGTGACGGTCCCATGCAAGGCACCAGTCTTAGCCAACAGACCTTCACCGGGTAGTGGGATAATCGTGTAGCCAGCCGTCGAGCTAGCCGCCGTGTTAACGGTGGCAATAATGGCACCACCACTACCACCCTCACGGATAACTACAGAACCAGCACCAGCGCCGTTAACAGCGTAGATGGTCTTGACACGACAACGAGGAATATCGTTGTCGTTTTGGTCTTTAAAATTACCCGTAGTTGTCAGCGGCTTTGTCGCTAGTACATCATATTGCATCGTCGGCATTTGTGTTCTCCGTTTCTGGCGCTTCTAGCCGATTGATTAGCATCTTGTATGCCGTGATCGTGGCTTGGGCTTGAACCGAAAAGACTTGCGCCTTATTCAACTCTCGCTCCAAGTCACGTATCTCAGA